GCAATAATTTAATCAACAAGATCAAAGAGAATGACAATAACTCTAGTAACTATATTCTAACAGCAAGCAATAACTTAATCAACAAGATCAAAGAGAATGACAACAACTCTAGTAATTACATTTTAACTGCTAGCAATAACTTAATCAACAAGATCAAAGAGAATGACAATAACTCTAGCAACTATATTCTAACTGCTAGTAATAACTTAATCAATAAGGTGAAAGAGAATGACGATAATACATCTATAAAGATATCTTTGCTATGCAATACATTACTTGCTGTAGCAACAATAAATGAAAACAACTCTAGTAACTACATTTTAACTGCTAGTAATAATCTAATAAATAAGATCAAAGAGAATGATAATAACTCAAGTAATTATATTTTAACGACAAGCAATATCATATCACAACGTATCAACAATACGACTACGGACGATATACGAGAGGGTGCTAATAATAGATTTATAATTCAAAATAAATATAACAGTAATCTTGAAATTCAAGGAAACCTCGTTGTCAATTCAAATCTTGTCGTGAATAGTTTGGCATCGCTACGTAATAATGTAAACATTAGAGGCGACATTAATTTCACAGGCGAACTATATAAAAATGGTATGCTCTATCCGAATGGCAAAACATACACGGGTAGTTCGTCTATCTTATCACAATACAGTCCGATCCAAATGCGATTCACAATGTATAAAAATGCGGTTGAGAAAACTGGGAGCGGGTGGCAGTTTATAGATAATAATATCAATGTCGTCGATGATAAGGTTCAGGGTTTCTGTGCCCGCATTAAAGTGAATCATTATTCGTCAAAAGTATTGATCAATTTAAATTGCCATATAGGTATTGATTATGGGACAGACGCGAGATGGTGGGGGTTGCGTTTGTATCGCAAAATTGGTGAAGCGGGTGAGTGGGTTCATCTAACGGATGCTGACGGTGCGGACGGCAACGATGGGACGACGTGTTGGATCTCGCACAATCTTGGAGCGGAATCAAGCACATACTCGTATTTTATTGCGAATGTGAGCGGTGCCTATTATGATATCCCAGGAATATCAAAGGAATATATTTATTATACTGTGAAATGGTGTTCTCTCCTTGGTGACAACACGCAAGACGGCAAGTTATACCTGAATAGACCAGCTGTAATGAACGCCTTAAATGCTCCTATTGTTTCGTCTTCTTGGAATATCAGTGAAATATGGCAACTAGAAACCTCGTATTTCCCGAAAGGCGGTATCGTAACCAAATATACACCCACGCAAACGCAATTCAATATTTATAAAAATGTGGTAGAAAAGGTGAGTGGTGGTTGGCAATTTATAGACAGCAATACGTCGGTTATAAACAATACGGTTCAGGGTTTCTGCGTTCGCATAATGCCGAACCATTATACATCCAAGGTATTATTGAATTTAAATTGCCACATAGGTATTGATTATGGGACGGACGCGAGATGGTGGGGATTGCGCTTATATCGTCGTATTGGCGAAACGGGCGATTGGGTTCATCTAACCGATGCGGACGGTATTAATAATAATGACGGGACGCCTTGTTGGATCTCGCACAATCTTGGAGCGGAATCAAGCACATATTCGTATTTTATTGCGAATGTGAGTGGTGCCTATTATGATCTCCCGAACACGATGGATACCTACGTCTATTATACTGTGAAGTGGTGTTCGCATTTAGGAGATATTGGGCAAAACGGCAAGTTATATTTAAATCGCCCAGCGACCTATAGCGCAAACAGTGCTGTTCTGTCGTCATCGTGGAATGCTCAAGAGATATGGCAGCGTGAAACAACGTTTATTCCGAAAAATGCGGTCATCTGCCAGAATATGTCTATACAGACGCTTTTTAACATTTATCGTAATATTGTGGTTAAAAACGGGAATGGTTGGCAGTTTATAGATAATAATATAAACATTATAAATGAAAAGATTCAGGGTTTCTGTGTTCGCATTAAACCCACGCATCCTTCGTCTAAAGTCTTAGTTCATATATCGTGTCATATAGGTATTGACTATGGAACAGACGCGAGATGGTGGGGACTGCGATTGTATCGCAAGATCGGCGAAGCGGGCACGTGGGAGCATATAACAGACGCGGATGGCAATAATCTAATAGATAACCAAGGGACTTCGTGTTGGCTTTCTCACAATTTAGGAGCGGAATCAAGTACATCCTCATATTTTGTGGCGAATATATCGGGGTCATTCTTTGACCTACCAGGGACGGATAGCGATTACGTGTATTATACTGCGAAATGGTGTTCTATATTAGGTGATAATTCGTTGGAAGGGAAGATCTACTTGAATCGCCCGGCAACCTATAACGAAAACAATAGTGCCGTTCTATCGTCTTCGTGGAACGCGCAAGAAATATGGCAACTAGGGACACCCTATGAACCTGCGGAGTATTCTATCATTAACATATTCAATAATAATAATGTAGGGATAGGCACTACGAATCCCGTATGTAAATTGGATGTGGACGGGACAATTAACGCGACCAACTATTCGTCCATCAGTGATCGGCGATATAAAAAGGATATAAGGAGTGTGGATAGTTCACTTGGGTTGATTAATAGATTGACGCCGGTATCGTATTTGACGATTACACAGAATGAAGGGGATAGAAGGAATTACGGGTTTATTGCTCAAGATTTACATCAACATATTCCAGAGGCGGTGAATGTCCCAGTCCAGGAAAATCATAATTATACGATTGAATATATGTCGCTCATCCCGCTATTAACAAAGTCAGTTCAAGAGCTGTCTGACAAAATAAATGATCAACAGAAAATGATAGACGCTCAACAGAAAATTATAAATGAACATATTATGCGATTGAAAGACAGGGATTAAACGACACCACCCCTTTACTTACTTTCACAATCCCTTATATACTTTTTTTTATTTATTATATTCATTTATAATATAATGAGCGTAAAAAACGAGGATATTAAGATGTCTCCTAATCTGCCTTACAAAATAGAAAAGTTGCTATCCAAGACGGAGGCACTCGTGCTTTTATGTAGTAAGGCGAGCGGTTATTGGTCAATGATAAAGTTTGCGTTCAATATACCTTTGGTTTTGACATCAAGTGCGATGTGCATCATTAATAGTATAAGCGAGGATGCGAATGAAGTCAAGATACCGAATATCGTGGTAAATGCGATTAGCGTTTTAATTATTTCTCTTAATAATTCTATAAAAGGAGGTGAAAAATGCGATTTATTCCGCCGATTAGGACAACAATTCCTATTATTAGCGGGGCAAATTGAGAACGACGATGAAATCACTGACAATGAGTTCAATTTATTAGCATTGAAATACGAGAACCTCGTAAATGATATTTTGTTTGAAGAAATACCGAACCGGTTTAAAATGCAAGTTATTGAAAGTTTTAAAGATCGGCATCTGCCTCTACAACTGAACGGATGCAGTGGTAATAATAAAAATTATGTATCGCCTAATCATACGAATTCCGCTGAAATTGTGATACGCCAACAGAACGCGATGAATTCAGCTGCCTAATCCATATCTTCGTCCACATCGTCATATATATTATAATTATCATTATCCTTACTATTATAATCCTTGTCCTTCTCTTCGCCTTTATATGCGTCGTTCATATCACCCTCGGCATCCACGTCGTCTGCTTTTGCGTTCGCTTCGCCATCAATATCAACATCTTTCACAACCGTTATGCCAGCAACTTTCATTTGCCTACGGATCTCATTTTCTTCAATATCTAGGTCTTGATTCTCTTTTAATTTTTTGATTTTGTATTCTTCGCGTTTTTCATTGATAAACACAGCGATCTCTTCGGCGGTCAAGAACTTGTTGTATTTCCCTCCCACATAACTTTTCAAATATTCATAGAGTTTCTCCGCATTCTCCCGAATAAATTCTTTAGGGATATTTTCTATTCCTGACAAATCAGGGGTATGTAGCGAATTGCTGATCACCACGATATTAATTATATTTACGACATCCGCTTCTTCCGCATTATAATTTTTATTGAGATTATAGAGATGCTTGATCATCATCTTTATTTGTTTGACGGAATTCATGATATTCTCTTTTAATACCTCGTTATCGTTGTATTTAGACGAATTGGCGTTCATATAGATTATCCTGCTAATATTCAGCAAAACCTCTGTGTAATTAATATAGTCGCAATTTAGAAAGTCCAGACTTATGTTATTTTTAACATTTTTAAGTTTCTTGATATTCTCGGTGATATGCGATTTAATACTGTCCATATCGTAATTTATTAATTTGTCTATTAAAACGCCCGGCAACAACTCACTTTTACCGCGCATACTTTCCAACCACGCATCCGCGCTATAATTTTTAAAGTTATACACAAAAGGACTCTTATTTATATACTTAACGTGTTTATTCTTCTCCTTGACTTCTTTCATAAATATATCGTCGTCATCGCTATCCACTATATCGTCTTCCCTCTCAATTTCTTCCTTCCTTTTTTTGTTCTTTTTACCATTCTTTGAACGTTCCTTTGGTGGCGTGAATCTCGTATCCCGAACATTGTTTATTAAACGGACTTTTGAATGATACTCTTTTAATTTAATGACATCGTCGTTAAAATCCGTAATATCGTTGAAATTGTTGTCTAATTTACGTAGGCAACACCCTTGAATATACTTGTGTATTTTCTCAAATTTTGAATTACTATTGGGCGTATATAGGAGTTTGTCAATGTAAAACATTTCGTCGTCCGTATATTTATTCCGATCTATCGCGCATTTATTCTTGCCCTCCGCCTTCTTGCTAAGGAGTTCACTCAATATATCGGGATCCCTGTCTTTGTATTCGTTCTCCACAATAGACAAAAAATTCTTTCGCAAATCTTTTATATTTATAATATAATCATTATTATCTGTGTATTTAAAGAAGTCACTTATGACATCTATAATGTAATAGAGGAGTCCTCGTGTATTCAGTTTATCCAGGTGATTCGGGTTTAAATCATTCATATTTAGAGCAACTTGTCCTTTAAATATTTTATCTTGGGTATCCACAATCCAGAAGCAGATCGCGTTACAAAAGATTATATTCGTCGTTTCTATAAACTCGTTATTCACCCTTTTAATTATACTTTCATGATTTTTATCAATTCTCTCTGTGAATTCTTTTTTATCGCCCTTATTATACATGATATCTAAGATATGTAGCGCTGTCATTTGGGAATATTTCTTCGCATACTTTTCAGCACCCTCTATATTATTTTTTTCAAACTCCTTCAAGTATTTTTCATATCGCGTGGACACGCTACGATATTTCTTAAATAAATAAGCGGATATATCATCATAATCAATGTCAATATTTGCAACATTATTGACTTTCTTCAACAATTCTAAGATGATTCGCAACATCTCAATAAAACCCTTTTCATTTTTAAAATGAATATTTGCGATATATCGGTTTAATTCATAGTTATTCGCAATACCCCCTGTGCCTCCCCCCGCACCACCTTCATCATTCACAAATCCTTTATTTTCGTCATCAATGATGTCATCGTCATCCTTCACTCCTTCATAATTATCAATGTCGTTCGCATCACAGATCGCCTTGTTTTCTCTCTTGGATATAACATACTTCTTGCCATCCTTGTCATAATCGTATATATGCTCGCGTGAATGGATAAATGTATTCTTGACTTTTTCACAATCCTCTTTGATACTCTCTATATTTTCTTGTGCTTCTAAGATATCATTAATCGTATTCAGCGTATGGTCTATATTGATCGTCTTGATGGATAACTTGAGATCTTCTACAACCTCCTCAATAGACACTGTGTTATTGTTAATTTGCTTTATAATACTATAAATATTATAATCACCCAAAGGAATCACCTCGGTTTGTATGATGTCGTTTTTGTATTTAAGGATGATGTCTTTCGTCTTTTCCAAGAACGAATGGACTTGTGGGGAAATCTGGATGACTTTTAGCGTCTTGTCAATGTTGTCAAAAAACGTGAGTTTCTTATTGACTAAGAGGGGACGTTTAATTTTAAATACGTGATGTATATTCTTGCGCTCTTTTTCTTTCTTTATGATAGAATCCATAAGATCGGTTAAGAGCGCTAAGTCTTTCTCGGTAATAAAATCCAGAGAATAATCATACTTTTTAAAAATATTATTGATGTTGCCATAATCCAAATAGAAACTGTCCTTATTACTATTGATTTCGCTCATAATCATTTCAATGTCAGGGCGCGTATCCTTGATTAGTTCGTAAATACCCTTGTAATTCGCGGAAGTCTTGTAGTTTGCGTTGACGCTATTTAACAAATGCGACGCTATCTTCGCATACATATAATCATTTGTGGTTGATGTAGGAATCTTGTAATATGCCCCAGTGATCGGGAGACTAATGTCATCACCGTCATTGATATTATAGATGTGTTCAACTTTATCTACGTTTCTACAATTGATAACAGGGTAATCCTTGATGATCTGATGATATTTTGGGAAATCGGCGTTCTTCTTGTCGTCCTCTATAAGTATCGTTGTATCACGTGTTGGTTTTAAACGTATCTTTTCAGATTTATGATCATAGGAAACACAAAACTTCCGCTTTACAAACTCGCTGAGTTCGCTCGTTTTGCCTCGTGTTACCTTGGTGTCATATTTATATATAAAGTTAAGCACGGCATCCGGGGTGTCATCTTCGCCGTATTTTGTGAGTTCGCCTTCGGTCGCGAATACATAGTTGGCATAATCGTTTATTTTGCCATTTTTAGCATCGCGATTCACAAGTATATCATAGAATAAACTTCGTAATAGGTCGGATTTCTTTTTGTTTTTAAAAAATGTATATAGATTATTATATATCTCTTCCTTGTCCATCGCAATAAAAGAGGGATTTATTTCACTCATCTCTTCAAAACTAAGTATCTCGGTATATTCAATATCCTCCAATTCTTCCTCTAAATATTCTATATCCGTTGCCATTAGAACTTGTGTTTCTATTTATTAGAATGATATATATTATTATTTGACAAAAATAAAAAAGTAATTGGTCAATAGCGAAGTAGAAGTATTATGCTACGCATATTTATTTAATCGTATCCAGTGCGAACTTCATCCAATCGTTCTTAATCGCGGAGAGTTCGCTTGCGATAATTGCGCAGTTTTCTTCCAGGAAAGAAGCGAACGCTTTTGAACTATTTGGATCACTGAGACCCTCCAACGAAATACGCAGGATCATTAGCGATTTTAGCGGATGCGGGCAAATATACCCAATATACGTGCACGCGATATTCTCCTTATACTTGTGATTTTCGCGAATAAAATGATTGTGAATATAGGATTGTATTATATTTCCCAGCGTATCGTCTTCGTCTTCAATAATAAACTCAAACGTCCCTTGAATATCTTGAAACTGCTGTATCTTCACCTTGTCGCTCGCTTCGCTATTTAGTTCTTTTCTAAGTCCTTCTAATTTATGAATCACAATGTCCAGCGATTTTGATACTAGGTATTTGGGACCAATATTGCGGTTGATGCTTTCAATGTCAAACTTGAAGCGCACAGGGTCACCATATTTATTTTTGTAATACGAGCGTTCCTTGTCTAATAGATTCGTCTTTTTGTCCGCCTCCTTCGGGTCTTGAATATACGAAAAGTTAGACAAGGATACAGGGTTAAACGACGCATTATCGCGCCCTTTCCGCTTTACAATTCTCGCCTTGAAATGTAGATGTTCGCCCGTTCGCAAACGTGTAATCAAAATATGGTCTTTTGATGTTTTGTTTGCGGGGAAAATATCCTTCAATTCGTCGTCACTCAAAGGCACCGAATTACGTGTAGCGACAATATCATTTGTGCGAACATCTATCGTCTTGTTTGTAGTATTCTTGACATTCAACTCAATCTGGATGCTATTATCTTCATAACGCTCTATTTCATCTTCCGTAAGACAAATGGGGATAAGACCGACACGATGAATAATAATCTCATTGTGAAGGGCACCATTATTTATTATAATGTCCACGGTAGGATCGTCGTTCTCTAATTTTTCACCGATAATTCCAGGGATCGGGATATCAGTCAAAATAATCCGGCGAATTCCATTCACAACCGCGAGGTCAATTGCGTTGATTTCAAACGAATGACAATCCGAGCGTTCATCGTAGTTGTAATGTTGAAAAGTAGGCATATTCTCTTTATTATTAATTATATTATATCTATCTTATATATCATTTTTTAATATATATTTTAAAAAATAAACTTTGAACAAATCTATCGTAGCGTTATACGGTGAACGGGACGCTTGGCAACGGGACGCTTGGCAACGGGGCGCTTGGCAACGGGGCGCTTGGCAACGGGGCGCTTGGTAACGGAACGCGGACGACGACGGAAAGCACCACCGGATAATGCTTGGGATATCGCAGAAGATAGATCAGAGAACTCCTCTTCTTGATCTTGATCTTGTTCATAACCACCCTTCTTGAGGGTCTTCTTTACGGGCTTCTTTACCCTGCGCTTCTTGGCACCACCCTTCGCGAGAGGTTCCATGTATTTTTCGCTAGTTGTGGTATCGGTAGCAGTTGCGGTATCGGTAGAAGATTTCTTCTTATTGTTGGAACCCTCTTCATTTGCGAAATGTTCTAAACTCTCAAAGAATCCACCGAAAAATTTCGCCATCTTATTTGCGGAGTTACGCTTGGCAACAGGACGCTTGGCAACAGGACGCTTGGCAATAGGACGCTTGGCAACGGGACGCTTTGGGGTGGATCGCCGATATCTTACGCCGCCACTCATATAATCTTGAAAATCTTCTTCTGACATACTCCCACTCATATTCTTTCTATATATAGATAGGATTTTTATTTTTATAAAAATAAAAAATAATTATACAATAAATAATAGACATTGACAAATAAACGCGCCAGCGAGCGAAGGATTACGAAATTAAACTCGTCATTATAGCGAAACACATTGATGTTCGCGGCAACATTTCGTTAATTGGGTTCGTAGCGAAGAATTGAATCAATGTTTTAATATTATTGATATCGTTGCACTGGCATATATAATGATATACGTTCGCCAGTGTAATCATTTTCGTCTTATACGTATTCACTTGAAGATTACGCAGTTGCGCGAGATGATATTGAATAACCGGCGGGAACTGCTTGTCCATATCCTTATTCATTTTATAGCGGTTATAGTTCGGGTAATACGTAGTCGTTGCCCTATAATAGGCGTAGAGACTGTCCTTGATCGTGGAGATAATCGTATGAACAAGATACGTAGGGTCTATTTTTTGTCCGTTATTATCCAGCGGTAAATTGAGGTTGGGATTGTAATTCGCGATATAATCCTTGATTGTATAGGATGTCTTGTTTTTCATATATACCGACAGAATATTCATCCACACGTTAGGATGGCACGGATCCGTCTCTTCGCGATAATTAATCGCGTCCGTAGAAATTTTGTATAACTTCACATTCACCTTGTCCGCAATATTCTTTTTAACGATTAAACCATAACTATAAGGGTTCGTTTGAATATGTGCGTATCCCTCTTGAATATTTTGAAAGGGCATAGGATACTTCACACCGAGTTCCATCAGTGACGGGATAATAGACGCGATAATGTCGCTTTCAATCAACGAATTGCGATGCTTCGTATTTGCGTGAAACATCTCCATATAATTTTCACCGAGGATTCCCGTATAATCTATGATGTGCTTATTCTCGTGATGAACAATAATAAACTCATACGCCAACTCCGGATCCAAGTGTTGGACAAACAAACTCCGGAGTTTCGCGGAGAATTCTTCAGGGGTTAGCGCAAACACTGCTTCTGTCGTAATATGTTGCTTGAAATATTTAAACAAGATTTCGTCCAGCATATTGCCGTGTGTTTTCGTAGGATGTGAGAATTTTGAACTATTCGCGTCAGGACAACTTGATGTCCCGAAATACCACTCGTCCTTATAATGATATACGGTAATGATGGTTCCGTCATACGCCTCATACACCTTGTCTTCCACAGAATATGACGAAGCGATGAAAGTATTATAATCAATCCGCTCAGGGATAGAGTTTGCGTAAGTGACGACTACGTTATTATTGCGTTCTAGAGTAAAGTCCAATACGACGCTCCGGCATTGCTCATACAATTCTTTAAAATTATCTACATTATTGCGAATATAGGAGTTGTGAAGCAGGACAATATCGCTGCGACCCTTGAACTTTTTCACTTTGATAAGGGGCCAGACGTGGTGCTTCTTCAAAAGCGTAATCAGACAATTCGCATAACTGTTATTCTCGTTAGCGCGATTCATCTCATAGAGCTTGAATGTCTCGTCTATAAGAGTATAGAGCGTAAGGACTGTAGGAACGGCGGCGACGGCGACAGTTGGAAATGTAATCGGAGAGCAAGTGGAATTCATCGGTTGGGAGATACGTTTGATTGTATAATTTAATAGTATAGAATCGTTTATATCAATTTTTATGATTATTTATGGTTTTTTGTAATATAAATCAAACATTTCTTGACCGACTTGTTTATGAACTTCTTCACTTGTTTCCTTTTTCTTTATGATCGTCTCGCGCTTGGACAAGAAATATTCAAAAAACGAATAGTCAAACCCGGTTTCCTTTGTTACCATATCAAAAAGCATAGGGTATCTCTCAATGAAAAATTTAAACTTGTCTTCTTGTGTTATATTATGAACGACCGATGCATGCGATAGCGGAGTATGTGGTGCAACTAGACACTTATTATCGTGTATAATTTTCATAATATCCTGGACTAAATCCGTGATCTCTTTATTATCCAAACCATCCTTGAGGAAGTCAATTGTCTCGTCTGTCTCGCATATTCCACGCACCTTCTTCGTATCGTTGCCACGGTCGCAACTACCTTTACCTCTCTTTTTATGCGAACTCATAGTATAGTTTTCTTTATTATGTATTCTTTATGTAAATTTTAATTCCTTCTATTGTAATAGAATAAAACGAAAAAATGAAAGGTGAATTAATGTATGCGGAACTAGATTACGCCCCCAATGTGAAAGCACCCGAACCATTAAAAAATGCCGGGTTATATACAGGCGATGTGTTATTTGATAAGAAACCGTGGGGTAATAACTATGTGATCCCGCGCACGGAACCCGACGCAGTTGCGTATAGTTCCCATTTTTACGCAAGTCATCACATACCGTCTTATAATAGACCTGGAAATAATACCATAGATAGTAGTGATTATAAAAAATATAATATACAAGATACAGGAGACAATAATATATATCACTTCTCTTGTCATACGAATAATACCTTATGATAACGCATCCGCAATCTGTGAAAGCGCGATTGTCGTATTCGGTGACGGTTTCTTGATCACATCCTTGTGTTTTACTAAAAAGTCACAGATATATTTGTAGGTCTCGTCTACTTGCTCAAATGTAATTCCACCAGTGATTAATACGCTCCCGCTTTCAAATAGAGCGCCTGTAACCTTCTTACATTCGCCGAGATTTTGCCCCATACCTTTCCCATAGCAATACTTGGGACACGAACAGATACCATTTTTATTTTTATTGTGAATATTCCAGAAATATTCCAATTTGACTCCTTGGTATATGCCCGGTTGAAAACTACACTTATTGTTGTATTCGTCGTTAATAAAGAGTTTATGTATTTCCTTTCTACGAATCTCAAACCCCTTTTGAAACTCTGGATCACAATAGACCTTGAAGTCTGTATTGATCATCCGTATTTTAAAGTTTTGATATTTTAAATCCAATTTATACTCCGGTTCTACATTCACAATAATATTCTTATCAATCGTATGGTAGATTTCCGTAATGTCGCCGATAATATGATTGACAATATGCTCCGTATCCTTGACATCTTTAATACCCGTAAGTTGTATATTACCATTCTTGAATATCTTCACATTTGGTATATATTTGTCATTAAACTTGTAGATCACTGTCACCTGATTATCAAACCGATTCTTTTTCATCGTGTTTTTCTTACTCTTTCTACGCTTCTTAGGATAGACCCCCTTTGACGCATCCACGCCATTTTTCATACACTGGACCCATACGACCCCCTTTTCGCACCCGGCAACAACATTCTCAATCACCTTAATATTGTCAAATAATATGCCCAGATTTATATTTATATTATTGCCGATGTTCGCGTTGCAAGTTATCGTTGAAATTCTATACGGAGAAAAGAAAATGCCAGACATTAGGTGCTTATATATAAGAACATATTTCCTTATATCAATTTTTTATTTTGAAACGATTAAACTCAGTTTATTATCAATCGTGTTTGCGTTTGTGCTCTTTGTGTTTTTTTTAATCGCCAGACTCTGGTTCTGGTTGTCTAATTTAATGTGCATATTATCGGTGATGTTCTTTAAATACGATGTATTTACGACTTCATAACTGAAATTCGTAGAAATCATTGGAGGGAGATTTAAAATATAGGTCTTGTCATTCGTAGTATGACCTGTGCGAAACTCGTCTATCGTCATCGGTCCGTTGAATATTTTTAGTAAAAACCGAGAAGGTGCTGGGCGAATAGGATGCGTGTATCCATAGTGTTTGCTTAGCATCTGTATTAGACTATTGATTTCCCACACCTTGTCGCTTCCACAATGCGACGAGAAGTTATATGCGTTCGCGCATTCTAAGGAGCAAAAGTTTCCAAACAAAACGTAAGTATCGGTTTTAATATTATATTTATAAGGCATCCCAAATGTCCGGTTGTCTATCGGGTGGCAACACCAATAGCAGTTATTATTTGAATTCAATATTTCTTCGTTATGCGAGACCTTCAACGAATACTCGCTATTACTATTATCAAATATAATATTGTCCTGAATCGTGCTATACGTGTTACTTTCGTTTATATAGAAACAATTTGGTTCATACGGTTCGGGAAACTCCGTAGTCACATTGTTCTCCGTGATGTTTAACTTGTTTATCTGGGTAGACGATAAAGGCAACTGTAAAATGATATCGTCGTTATCCACTACTGATATGTCCTTGATAATCGTATTCATCAGGTTTTTCTTCTTCTTCATATCGCTTACAGTATCATCGGCGTTTTTTGCTTTTCTAGGCATTTATAATAAATTATAAGTGATGTCTTATAGTATGTATATACGCGTTTATTATTTATATCATTGTTTATCATCAAAATAATCCTTAAAGTATGTTATGTTTTGGATTAGCGCAGCGTTCGCAGCTGCCGCATTCGCCATAGCGTTCGCATCATTTACGACACTAGCGATCGGTGACCGCTTACTATCCGCTTGGGTATCAAACTGAACGTCGCTTTTCGCAGAAATACATTTCATTTTGATCTCTCTTATTTCGTTATTCAACGCATTTATCGTGTCGATTAAATATTTGATGATGTATCCTGATAATAGGATTAATATTAATACTAATAAATCCATCGTCTTAGCTTCACTCTCTTTTTATTAAAGAAGGATATAAAAATTATGATTCCGTCTACGGGGACTATCTAGACCAAATGAAATTACACGTTCCATTAATCACAGAGAAGACGTTGATGACGCGCGTATATACGATTACCTCCAATTTAACCTCGTTCTCTGTTATATAGGGAACCGATTTTCGTCGCATTAATTCAAATAAATATTTGAACTCGTTCTTCGTGGTTATATCTTTGCGACCGTCGTTATTCCCGCGATTATTAATGTTTACATATAGCGATGTCGTGATCATCTGGTTATTAAAGGAACCAGCGCTAACTATTTTCTCAGGAAACAGCGAAAATGAATAACAATATATTCCAGTGCGCGGGACGTTCGTATGATACTGATAGGGTTGGATATTATTATAATAATACGCCTTTTGATCTTCGCGAATGATAGTATCCGCCCATTTAATTTGTGCTGATTCTAATATACCCATCGTCTCATTGTATTTATGCGAAGCGGTATAGTTATCGTGTATATTGAATTTATCGGGTATATCGGTTCGGCGCAATACCCAAATGATCTCTTTAATATGATTGTAGGAACTCGTAAGCGTATAGTTATCGCCATAACTGGTGATATTCAACACAGGGTATGTTTGTCTCTTCACGTAATCCACGACATATTTGACAATTCCCTCGTTACGCAATGAATTCTGTCTATAGACACTGTCCAGAAAAATATAATTAATATCTAGAAAACACTGAATATAACTATCGCTCCTTATAAACGTATTGATGTTTATCGTATCCTTGAATATAATGTTGTAAAACTTCGGTGATACGTAGAGCTTCAGCGTATCACACCATACCTGATACAGTTTCTCAATGTCATTGATATTGACATCCACTTTTATTTCTTGATTCTGTATTTTGTATAATGGCAACGCCAGCGACGGATTTCGTGTAAACCAGAAGTTCAACGGAACTTGTATAATTCGCCCTTTTATGGAAGGGTTATCGATGTTTGTTTTGTATGCTGTTGGATATACTTTGTTATATATAATGTTGTTTTTAATCACATACCTGGTGTTGTTATTATTTGGGTTTATATATTCGGGGATATTCCCAATCAACTGGTTATACTCCACACCGTCCTTGTTCGTTAGTTCATTCCAGATGTTCATCCATTCGCCATAGATTTCGTCAATTATACTTCCTTCAACCCTGATCGTCGCGCTTTTAATAAAGTTGTGTCCTACATTATTTACCCAGCGAAAACGATGTGTATCCGTAGAAAAGATATCCGGGAGATTAAACGACAGATACATATTGCTTAGTAAATCGCCATATCGCTTGATTGAAAATGTAACCAATGTATTCTCAGTCGTGAAAGCGAGATTGATAGACGAATTAATATCGGGTATCACAGTTTTATTTTCCATTGAGAAATTGACGTGCTTATTATACACATATTTATAGTAATTGATACAAGGATTTAAATTAATGTAAGAATCCATTTGTCCTTTTAAAACTAACTGCGTAATACCACCGCCCATAATTACTTATATTATATTGATACTTTAATATTATCTTATATACGAATAAAATATACTTTCATACTCATTCATAATTCCTTATAAACGCTAATAAATTATCATATATCCTTGCTTGTTCAAAGGATGCGACGATTGTCGGTGTGCTCGTAGAATTATCTACAGCAATAAACGTCGGGAAACTGGTAATCCCGAAACTATTCACGCGTTCTATGTGTTCACTGCGATTGAATTTTTTCAGCGCTACTTTGTTGAACGTTTGCGAATTTAAACGATCCCAAATGCCCGATTCGTTAAATTCCACGCAATGTCCGCACGTATCCATATAATAATATTCAACGCTATAGCGTTTTGCGGATACATTAAAGAAACTCTCTTGGATCCTGTCCTTATGCGAGAGTATGATTGCGAATACGAATACTGCTGAAATAATAATAATAGAGTAAAGAGTTCCACTACTTGAACCCTTGCGGGCAAATGCTTTCACCATTCAATCAATCAATTCTAACATAATGATATATAATAATTTATTTATCTATCAAATAATATCCTTGATAATATCGTATTTTTTTGTAATCACATCCTTGACAGTATCGTTGTCATTCGTAAATGTTATATACGTATAAAACCCCGTATGATTGTTTGCAAAGATAGTGTTTAAAAAGTCGTCCATTCGCGCACTTTCTATTAAAATCACGCGGTAATCCAACGTATCATAGTTAATCCCAAAGTTGGCATCGGATAATGAATTCACTACATATACGCTAAAATCCTTCTTTTCTAACATCCGCTTATATTCGCGAATGTCGCCATCACATACAACGATTGTGCGATAGATTAAATGCGATCTATACATATTATCTAGTTTCTCTACGAAATCCATACGATACGATATAGAATGAACACCTATATTATATCATAGTATATAAATAATTTTTATATAAGATTATTGAATATATTTACTAGTATAATGGATGACAAAGTAATCAAAATAGATTTATCTATCTTTCAAAATAGATATAATGTCGTAAATGTTCCCGATAATATACTAAAGAAGGCGGACGCCCTTAAAAAATCGTGTAGTTGTTTTGATTCCTTCTACGATCCGAAAATGATATGGGAAAAGAAATTATACAATAAGAAAGAGAAACACTTACAGCACCAACAACATCATCCGCAACAGCACACAAACTACGTTGCCAATGGCGCGGGTGCTTGCGCTACAACGAGTAATAAAGGACGTTTCCATATTATTATTCCCGACTTTTCGGATACTTCCAGCACGAAACGCGCGTTGATAGGATATTTAAATAAGTTGACAACTAGAAACAAAGAGGTCATTTATGAAAAAATAAAGGGTATGATTGACACGAACCACACCGAAGAGCTCTTTTTAATCATCTGGTCGTATATTAAAATTACGGAGAGCGGTAACGATAATCTCTATATTAAATTACTAGATTACTTTGATAGCGCGTTTTTACAAGTGATGCTTGATAAATTATGGAATAATTATATCCAACAAAAAGAATGGATACCGCCGAAATTTATCTTTGACAATAACTTACTTTTGCTAAATAACGAGTATGAGTTATACTGCGACTACGTGAAATGGAAGAAAGGAATCCATAATATAAATATTATTTGGGTAAAATACAAACATCAAGATATTCCGCGACTATTGGATGATATTTATGATTATCTTACTGGAGAATGTCTAGGCAATCCGAATATACACAAGTATATCATTGATATATTTATGGAACAAATTTTAAAAATATTAAATCTTTATCCATACCCATCTATCGTAGAAAAAATAAGATCACTGGATATTAAAAGTTTTGATAGTTCAACGAAGTTTTTAATCTATACTATTATAGAAAATAAATAATTTCTATTATAATAGTATAGAGAAATTAATGAAAGAAACGGACAGCACCTTATCTTATTATAGCAGTGTATTCATACATCTAATATTTGTATTACTTCTCCTGATCATATGGAGTTATATATACAAACTGGAAAATGTCGGTTGCGCTTGCTCCGATCATAGCAACAAAGAGTTCATAAAGACATTCACTTTCATCGCTTTAGCATACTTCGCGATTACCGCCTTTGTTGACGTCAAAGGTATCGCGAAAAGTATGGGAACTGGAATCGTTCAATTACTCGCCTTTGGCACCTTCATATTCTTCCTAACCTTCGTCGTATACATCTACTACGCATTTGATTATGTTCGCTATTTAATGAACGAGAAATGCAAGTGTAGCGAGGATTTACGTCGTGATATTATCGCAATCGGCACTATGATATCTCTGTTCCTATTTATGGTCCTGCTTTTCACCATCATAATCATTCCTATATTGATAAGTACCCTTACCAATCTATTCGTCAAGATCCAAGTATTTGAAAGCGAAGTTGAGGAAGTCATCAAGAACCCCGTAAAATCAATCCGCAATAGTCCTGGACGTATCCTAAATTCCACCAAGGATATCGGTTCATTCGTCAAGAGCACCGCGTCTAAACTTGTAAAGGGAAAGAAGAGGCGCTAAGTGATATGACAAGGTTAATTTATTAAATTCTTTTTCTTAAATATAAAAAATATATATAATACATAAACTACCAAACTACTCTACAAGTTATACTTCGTTCGCTTCTACTTCGCTGTCATCAATGAAGATTTCCGGAAGGTAAGGTGCGAGTATTTCTTCCACAATTAGTTCGGGTTTAAATTCATCATAGGTCATAAAGATCTTCAACAGTTGCTCGGAAAATCCCGAAATCATCGCGGTTCCTTCTGTTTTACAATTCACCGGAAACGATTCCTTGTGACTGGAATTGAGATTCCAGAAGATAAACTTAGGAGGTGTATAATTTGCTGCTTTAAACATCTTCACAATCGTTTTATATACGGTTTCAATACCATTGCTTTCTTTGTCTACGTCACACGTCGCCTCGTCAAATTGCATATCCGTATAGATGAATAACTTCCTTGGCATATCTTCGTCATTGATAGCGTGTTCCTTGCCATATTCAATAATCATCTTGCAACATTTCACAAAATCCGTGTTATAACCGAAATCAACATTAACCAGAGATTTAAAGCAGGTATAAAGCGATGGTTCAACGCCTTTCTCGGTATATTCTGCGTATAAATCGTCAGGAATAAGAGAAACCAATTCGGGATTCTCGCTGAATGTAATAAACTTATTTTTAAACATACCTTTACAACATTGCGAAGTGATGATACCAAGTGCGATTGCGACTTGCGCGGGAATACTACCATTGCTAGCTGAAAACATAGACCCTGACAGATCAATGACCGCCAGCGAATTCCCTAGAATACCGCAACTCTTGACATTCTCTACAATCGTCTTCCATTGCAACTCTATCGTCTCATTCTCCTCGTATTCATCTTGCGTATTGCGAAGATTAATATAATAACTCGCTAATTCGTGGGGAAGAATGCCCGTTACATTAATTTTCGCCTCTCCGTTTCTTACTTTCGCCAAGTATTCACAGTATCGCTCGCTGTCGTGTTTATTAAATGCGTTGTGTAATTTTCGCGATGCGACACCAGGGACACTCTCGTAATTGATCTTGTCCCACTCATTATTACACATCAACGTCTCAACAATATTTATTTTTTTCCTAAGAGGAACGAGGTATTCCTTTCTATACTTTTCCATCTTCTTTGAATCTTCCTTATCATAGAGGATTGAGGCAATCTTTTTCGCGAATTGCTTGCGACTGTCGTTCCTGTCATTTTCGCTCGGTGCCCACTTCGCACACAGAGATACGTTATTTATCTTCTTAGGATTCGCGTCTGTAGCGTCTACATCTACGTGTTCGCTTTCCTCGCGAATCTCTTGAATCTTCAACTCCGTAAGATCCTCGCGTAATTTGTCAGCAAACAATGTCAACTCATAATTTTTATGAATCATTCCATCTCCGCGATTCTCATAGCAGATATAGAGCAGATCCTTCCAGCGCCCATATTTATTGACGTAGGTCAAGATATTATTCATATAGGTATAGGGTTTGTTTTCACGCAACCATAGCATCGCCTGGTTTGACACAGTCTTCTCTTTTTTCCCCTTCAAACGATCACGACCGTTGAAAATAACGGCGACTGTCTTCTGGGGGTTGATCGCCCAGCATTTTTCTATAAACTGATAGTTCTCTTCCTTTGTGAGCGTCCGCGTATACATCATAAAGTAATCCACAATGTGATTACCGCTCGTATCCAAGGCGACAGCTCCATTCTCAGTGCGGGTAAAAGTGGATGCCATTATGGTTGATTGCGTTGATTCGTTCGTTTGAATGTAGTTTGTTCGTTCGGAACTGATAGGCGCTGATTTGCGCTTGTCGGTATTGATAGGGAGTATCCTTTATGTATCATTTTTTTTATATATTTTCATAAAATAGGAAAAATAATGAATGAATTACAATAACTTCTTTCTCTTTAACTTCGTCATCAGCTCTTTCTTCTTATAGGCGACACGCTTGCCATCTACAACCCTTGAAAGTTTGATTTGATTCGCATATATCCTTTATGTCTTTCAGATTCATTTCGCGACGACGACCTATTCCTTTAAATTATTTTTTATAGCATATCGTAATAAAAATGTGAATACTAATGTCGTAGAAAATAAGAAGAATAAGTATATGTAAAGATACTTAGAACCCATCCTAATAAGATGAGATCATATATTATTATGGGTATCGGAATTGATATTCACAAAAATATATATACATATAATATAAATAACAAATGTTATATTTGCCTTGGAGGTTTCAAAAGTCGCGAGTTCTACATTGTAAATTAAAAAAGGACAACGCGCAGCTATCGCCACTTTCACGGATTCATAGCATCCGTGAGTGGGTAATTCATCAATGTCCATCGGTTTCTACATCTACCCACTGGTGGTTCAAAGATTTACCCCCCGATACCAAGGATCTATTTTACGATATCGCAAAGGACAAAAGAATAATAGGGATGTTCAATGAATATTTTGGAAAGGGTTATTATATTGATCTGCTCCACGATATGAACGAAGTCTATGTATCGCCTCCCTCAAATAATAATAAAGAATTTGTAAAGAATGCGTCAGACACTATATTTTATACGAGGCATATTGACGGACCATTCTTTAGCATTCCTTTCGCATCATGCTATCGGGTTATTGTAGGACTTGACGAAAATATGGATATTATGACCAATTTTCACATGACCCCCCAATCCTATATCATAAAAACAGGTGATGTGGTTGGTTTTGATTTTCACCGCGAATGCCATTATATATCGCCGATCATTCGGGATGAGGACGCTAGCAACACGACGCAAAAGTATCGCGTCATCCTTAAAATCCATTATTGTATATATCCATATTGGGCGTGCGTTTTCGGGTTTATACTAAGCAAACTATCAATCTTATATAATAAATTATTTAGAGACCTCTTCTTATTTACATTGAAACCGCAACATAAAAGCACAACCTGTTTGGCGAAACTGATGATCCTCTCTACTCAGGTATATCACGACATAGAGTTCTATATCGGTAATAACAATATTCAATATATATCTTTGTTGCTCTATATCGCATCCAAAACGGATTGGAATGTGTTCTTCTTTGGCAGCTCGTTTGTTCATTATTTGCGCTGGATAGACACAGAGAAACATAACGGCGAAATCAATACTATATTTCGTCGCGACTACTTTTTTTATAAATTCCTTTATATGCTCAACTATTTTCATATGTATTTTTCGTATTACAGTGAAACCCCGGTATTCTATACGTTTGTGATCGTCCCGCCATTATTTGCGTTGTATATCCGCAACTATACTGCGTTTATTCCAAAAGGTATAGAGATATATTTAATGTGCGCGATGCTAAATAACAATACTCTCAAACTCACCGAGTATTTCTACCTATTGATCAACCTATATTTGAATTATTTTCAATTATGTAAAACGATTGATATGTAAATATGTAATATAATATGCGATTATATATAGATACGCGAGAAATATATGGCAGATGGCGTGAATATGCGACAGTTCAAGTTAAAAAATGGCATTCGTGTCATAATCGTTCCATTAAAAACGCAGTTAACCTACATCTCTGTAAATTATTTATTAGGACGATATAAGGAAATGAGTAATGAGGCGGGACTTACGCATTATTGCGAACATTTATTGGGATGTTTAACATCACGGAAATACAAGAGCTCGGCATTTGTGAGCGAAGAGATTTATAAACGTGGCGGGGAGTTCAATGCCTACGTGTCGGATTATGAGACGAGCATATACATTAAAGGGATCTATGATGACTTGACGTTTTATATGGATCTACTTTCCAATACTATAAATGATTTTTATGTAGAGGATGATGTTAAACTAAAAGAGAAGAATGTGGTGATTCAAGAATATTTGGGGTATATATCCAATAGTAGTTATCGTTTCAGTTATAATATTTTCAAATTTCTATATCCTAAATATTCGTATATGGCGGATTATCATAAACAGATTAATGATATCGCGAAATTTGACGACAAGAAGATCGCGAAGTATCTTAAAAAACATTTGAATACCGACAACCTTGTCGTGTCTATTTCGTGTCCTTCGCATAAAGTGAATGAAACTGTTGCGAATGTCAAGAAGTATTTCGGTGTTTTAAAATATAAAAAGAATACGGCGACATATCCCGAAATAAAACATAGTAGTCAGAGTTTAAAAATAGTGAATATAAAGAATATAAATGCGGATAAGAACACGTCGTTTTTGATTCATCTACCGAAACGCATAGAATATATGTCTGACGAATATTTAATATTATATTACTATCTTCAACGAATATTATTTCATTTTGATTCGGGTATATTTTACAAGATACTACGTAAAAAACTTGGTATCATTTACAATATAGGGTTTAGCGTTCAAACCGATTATCATAACCCTGAACTGTCGTATTATAATATAACGTCCAAGTGTCATAGCAAATATACGAAAGTGTTTATTGACAACTTCCTACAAATCCTTCAGGATTACGAGATTGAAGACGAGCGCATTGAGAACGCAAAAAGACACTTTAAATATCTATATGAGAAAACGAAATTTCATAGTTTAACCTCTCAGAATGACAATTTCAAGTATCAAGCTTTATTTCGCAAGGATATCCTAACAAACAAGGAGATCTATGAAAAGACATTATCGCTTTCGTCACAGAAGATAAAAGAATATTATAAGAATGTGTTTGTAAAGGATATCTTAGCGAAACACACGCTTTTTTATTATTCCAATAATAATGTCAATAAGCAGATCCTCTCCTTATATACAAAGCAGATGCCAGGTGTTGTATGTAGGACGCATTATATTCCTTAAGTAATTACAACAAAACAATGACAAGGCATTGTTCTAAGTTACTGCTTATAGCAATTTTAATTATCTCGTATAGGAATAGAAATATAGGACGGGATATGGATTCAAACTTTTTTTACATGTATTTATTACTAATATTTACGACAACCTTGGCATTCACGATCATTCGTTGTATCTTTAATAATCATACACTAGACATATTTTTTTACCCGAATAATAAGAATAATATTCTTGAAAACAAAGTCTATTTGATAGTGCATATCATAGTTAATTTCTTGCTCGGGTTTATCTTTGGGTTTGATATTATAATTGGGATGTTTATTAAAATTATAATCTTTGAGATATACTTGCATATTACGGAGCACTGCGACATATTATATCTGTCAAATGCGTCCAACTTAATCGTGATCATCTTAATATCATTAGTAAGTTATACATTTGGAAGTATCCTCAATATGGCATTTTCTAAATCTAAAATATAAAAATAGATATACATATACTCACCTCTCTACTGTTGTGTCGTGTCGTCTTACGGGCTGTTCAATTTATCGCGTATGAGGTTGCTTGTGGCATTCGCACATTTTTTGAAATTAACCACGTTTCGCATCGGGCAACGAAACTCAAATTCGTCCATGGAGTCAAACACGGTTTCATCGTTATTTTTAGCGGATTCTAGTTGTTTATCAAAGTATTTGAATATACACTTGTCGTGTGCGACACACGAGCATACCTTTTCGGTTTTCGTAGAATTGTCAATATATATTTCAACGCACCTATCATTCTTTTTAAATTTGTCCATACAGATACAACATGTATTTTCAATATTCATAATCTTTTTGAAGTCGTGCATCGCAAAGGGGAGATTCGTAATCTGCCAAGGGAAAGTCTTGAACAACATTTTATTAATACGCATAATCGCTTTGCGATTGTATTCATGATCTCCAGACATAAATTTATTACGATTATCTAGCATACAAAACTGCGTCTTAAATTCTACAATATCACTCATTATTTTTGATGCCATCTTCTGCTTGTTTAAAATGCTCATCTTGTCAATCACCGTCCCAGTATTATTAGACATAACAATCCCTTGTTTGTTCATAATAAACACATTGGAAAGCATATCCACTCTGTTAAAGGGCGGTTGCAACCATTTTTTCTTCGGTATTAGAATGTCAAAGTCAAAGCAAATCTCCGTACCACAATACACATATGGAATTCTTCCAACAGTGGCAGTGTATCTGATTCTCTTATACATCATAATCGGTAAACTAAAATACGAGTGTTCGCTTATTTCCGTAAACTCGGAAGATGAAATGTTCGTGATTCCAAACTCTTCGCTAAATATACTTTGAAGGGTGTTAATAAACGCATAGACATCCTCCTTCCTATACATGCAAATATCCATATCTTTCGCAACAAGCGCGCGCGCCGCGGTCTCGGGTTGGTTAAAGCAGTTCCAAAACTTGTGGATATGATGCATATTATAACTATTCGCCTCATTGTAAATCGTCTTGTAGTGGTCGCTTATAATCTTATCCCTGACATACCCACCAAAGATAGTCCCGTTGTTATCAAATACCGCATTTGTGATCCGCTCATAAACGATATACTTGATGCGGTCGGGGGTAAAGTTGATCTTCACTTGTTCCATTGCTTTGAAGTTCGCTTTGAAGTTCGCTTTGAGGTTCGCTTTGAGGTTCGCTTTGAAGTTTGCTTTGAGGTTTGCTTTGAGGTTTGCTTTGAGGTTTGCTTTGAAATGCTGGTTCTTGCCGTTAGGTATTCAAGGAGTATAATCAATTTTTATAGTAATTATAGAAAAACAACACAGATAAATCAGATAAAACAGATAAATCTTCTTATCCAATATCATTCTCTATCTTCGCACGAGAATAGGCATACATAACCTTTTCAGCAGTATCAATCGGGAGGATGTAGTCTTTCGCACCATAAAACTCGGGGTTTTTACGGGAACTACGATTCACCAAAGTTCGTAATGCGAGTAAATCGTGTAGTTCGTATTGAATACGGAAAGAGTCGTTATTGTCCGCAAATATAAAATAGACAGATGGCAGTATCTTGTTGATGCCGTCGGGCATATAGAAACTGTTGGGGTATTTAAAGGATATGTCAAAATTACCCGACGGATCTACTTTATGAATGTTGGGTGTATTCTCAAACGCAATTTCGTAATTTGGGAAAGGAAGTCCAGATCCCGAGTAATTACTCATCCTATCAATGGGGTTTGCGGCGATGATAACAATGTCATTATACATCGCGATATTTTTCACAGATCCAGTTAGACGCAACAAGGAGTGGTCACTATTGAAGACAATGCTAAACCCAGTATATTCGTCATTAAATATCATTTCTTCTATATTTTAGATAGAGAATAAAAAACAATTATATACCGTCGTCTTCGCAATCTTCGCCGTCTTCACAATCTTCGTCTTCACTATTAAAAACAAATATGGCATCGTGATAGGTATCCTTACTATTTTTCGCTTTTTCTTTATTTTCGCCCTGCTCGCCTTGCGTATCGTCAAATAGGATATCCGCGTCATTCGCATTATTACACGCCATACTGCTAACTTTATTATACGCGTTGATCAATGTATCGGATATCTCTTTGTTCGCAATAAGGAGTTTGCATTGCTCTGCGTTATATTTATGGACGATATCTACCTTGTTTATTTGAAAATCACGCATTGATACAGCGACAATATCGCCGGTTTCAATTAATACGCGTTTATTAAACCGACGCATAGACCCGCGAATAACACCGATTGTCTCCGTGCCATTGTCGCATAACACGAGAACACGACAATTCCCTAATACCTTCATTACATATGCGAATACTTCGTAATCCTTATCGATCGCATAGTTGTTGTTCGCGACCTTGTTAAAATTACTACTCTTCTTTTTATTACGAATACTTGTTTGATACATTCAAAAAACTGTAAGCGTATATGTATTATTATACTATTTAGTCTTATATTATTTATTATCAAAGGAATATTTCTCTTTTGAGCGAAGGTAGGGGTTTCGCTTATACCGATTATAAATGTTATTCTTGTATTCGTTGCTCGATATGATAGTATTTTTATTGTAGGAAGTCTCGTTATATAGCAACCGCAAATTCGGACTACTCGTGCTTCGTGTGAGAATCCCACCATAAGTCGTGTGTGTATGCGTATGGATAATCGCAAGAATCATCAGGCATTTAAGGCTACGAATGTCGCCAATACCGTTCATAGTTTTTATTGTATTGTATTCTCTATTATTTATATGGTCGTCTATCAATTTTTTATCTCTAAAAAAATAAATATAATATACTACATATTATAGAATGACACTGTCACCCAAAGGAACTTGTGCGAGAATCCTAACACCGAAACAAGTGGGACCCATTTGTTGGTTTATGGCAACCTTTGTCGCGATGTTTTACAGTCAGCGTAGCAGAAAACTATTATTGAATGCTTCATCGGGTTGGAATAAAAGAAAGCCTTTATTTACTTTGTTAAAACAAGTATTAGATGATAAATACTTGAAGACAGAAAGTAGAGAAAGCGAGGATTACAAGAAGTTTAGCGACGATACCTTTGGTAATATTTTAAGTTTATTATATAAAGAAAATAGTGACGTATTTCCGTATAACCCAAAGACTATTGATGATGGCTACATCCCTGAATTATATATTGGGAAATTATATAAATTATTAGGCGTTGATTATAAGATGTTTAGTTATAATGTAAATGATGATATCTTGTTATACTCGTATTTGAATGACGAGTATAAAATTGAGTATCAAATCGTTAATACAATACCTTTACCAATTACACGTCAAAATAAAAGTTATACTTATATTGAAGAAAATATGATGGCACCGCAAATATTAATGGTGCTTCTTCGCAGAGATTTTGTTGGCTACCAGTATAGAGATTTATATCCAAATACTGTAATAAAAGAGGGTGATACGAAGAAAAATATAAGAACTTTGAATGAAAAAATATATTATCTTGGTGTTGAATATAATTTAGACTCTGTTGTATTGGAAAACTGGAATGAAAAAGGTATTGGATTCCACGCAATCG